TTTCACATCAGGAAACAGCGTATCCAGCACGGTCGGTCTCGCAACCGTAAAATTCTGTGAGAAATTCAGCCTCTCTGTAACATTAATAGTATCTAATACATTAAATGGCATGTTGCACCTCCTTAAAATTCTACTTCCGGAGCATCAAGGAAAACAAATCCCGTGGCTTCCAGAGCGCTTTTTGCTTCTGCTTCCAGTGCTGTCTTTAAACGATTGGCATAAATCCGTCCAGCCTTAATCACAGAAGTCGGACGCTTCCCATCATCCGTTATATCAACAGTTTCAAATACAATGCCTGTAGCATTCGCATCATTAGATGGGAATACCGTTCCTGCATAAATCAGTTTCTTATCATCCACCTGGGTTG